GTAAATCAAATGTTAGATGGCAAAATATATACAACCTATGTATTGATAGAAGTTGATTTATTATTGAAAAATAAATACCCTGGGAATACCACAAAACAACTAATTGAACGAATGATTACAAAAGAAAATTATAAAATGTTGAAAAACGACAACTTAAATATAACATTTTTTAATATATAAAGTGAGTATGAATACATTTTACTGGTTTATTTCTATATAGTACAGTATTATGAATGAATATACATATATTTATATGAATATATTATGAATGATATCCAAATAACATAAATTCTTCCATATAATTACATAAAACAAAAAAAATAATAATAAAAAGTCGACGTTTCAAATATTCAAAAGTGTAAAAAATACTATAAATGCAGCTGATCAAAGTTAATAGAAAAATGTAAAACACACCTCATTCTACCCCCTCACTTTCATTATCAACCAGTACACATACAACCCATAAAAGTTCTTTGCAAAGATATCCAGTACATTATACATTGCATTTTTCACAAAATATGGGAACATGAATGCAAACCCATACATCAGCCACAATACAAACATTATTGCGTACAGTATTTGATTGATTCTATTGTTACCCACAAAGTTATCATAGATTGTCCAAAAGGAAAATAAAAACCCTATCATACCTACTATAAAACCAAACATTCGAGACACCTTTTGTCTTTCCGCCATAAACCCCGCCAAAAGCATTACCCAATTCGCTACCAAAAATAACAATATCGTACGCCAATTATCTCCTAAAATATTCCATGTCGTGTACAGTATACCCATATCCTTTGCATTGTTATATTCGAAATATAAAATTGTACCCAACAACATTATTGGCGTCGAAAGCATCCAGTCAAAATACCGTACATACGTCACCTCGTGTCTCAAATTTTTCAAATGTAGGACTAACCAAATATAGAAACAGAACTCAATTAACTGTACAACCGTTTCCATTATCATAATGTCTTTCAATACTTGGTGTTCCTCTGGTAAAGGAATAGTGACACCGTGTAAACCTACCAAACCTGCCAAGATTTGAAACGCCAATGAGACATATGCAGTTGTCATCATTAATGGATTGTTATTATTGATCATATTTTATTTACTATATCGTATAACATAACGAGACAAAATATTGATGTAAAGACAATTTTATTATTATTTTTTGTACAGTAAAAATAATAACGAGAGAGTTATTCATTCATTCAGGGAAAAATGTTCTTCTTCAACAAAATGGAGTTAGAACAACAATTGAACGAACACGTTTTAGAATTGATGAGACATATCATTGATAATGCAATTGTATGGGAAAACGAATTCGGGACAACATCCCCATCGAAAAAGCAATACACTTCCACTACCGATTTCCGAATTCATTATCATATTGAAAAACACAAAGTGTCATTCAAAACCCTCCCTGTTTCAAATAAAGACATTACACAATGGCAATATTCCAAATCCACGTAAAAAACAGAACCGCAAATTAACTTGACTTGACTTACATGCATTTTCTATGTACAATTTCTGGTCCATATTCATCATACTCTTCTCTTGTAATCCAAATTTTTTGGAATGTATTGAGAGACGCCAATATTGACCCACCAATCCATACAGAATATTTTCTTTCTGGTGGAGTGATCACTCGTACAGTAATCGATTTGGGTGCCAACATTTTCAACTCCTTTGTAAGTCTCTCATTAATTCCTGGAAACATGGTACTGCCACCAGACATTATAATATTTTGATACAAATCTTTCCTTAAATCTATATCACATTTCATAATCGTTTTATATGCACTCATATGCATACCATCCGCCTCTTTCCCCACGAGGGTTGGATTGAAAAGTGCCTCTGCACATCTAAAGCTTTCATTACCTATACAAACCACATTCCCATCTGGCATTTCAAATGTCCGTTCGATCGATTCTTTCGATTTCGCCATTTCTTCATCGAAATCAAAAGCAACATAACATAATTGTTCCTTCATCGTTCGTACTATCTCCTTTTCTGCAGAAGACGTAAATAGATAACCACGTTCTGTAAGTAATTTCGTCAAATGATCCGTCAAATCACGTCCAGCCAAATTAATTCGTTGTACAGCATGAGGAATACCAAATCCGTCATATACTGGTACAATATGCGTTACACCATCGCCCGAATCAATAACCATACCTGTTGTACGTCCTGTCGCATATAGAGACAGAACTGCCTGTATACTCACAAACACTGCAGGCACATTATATGTTTCAAACATAATCTGTAACATACGCTCACGATTCGCCTTTGGATTCATAGAAGGCTCTGTTAATAGTACAGGATGGTCTTCGGGATTGACTCTCAATTCATTGTAAAATGTATATGACCATATTTTTTCCATATCATCCCAGTTTGTTACAATACCATGTTCAATCGGATATGAGACATCCAAAATACCACGTTTAATCTGAGCATCATCGCCCACGTAAGAATCTTGTTGACTTCCTGTATTCATTACTTCTAAATGTTTCGGTCTACCTACTACAGAAGGGAAAACACTTCGAGGCGCGTCATCTCCTGCAAAACCTGCTTTCATCATTCCAGAACCATTATCAAACACTATCGCATTCCATTCGTCATCTTTTTTTGAACTTGACATTGTAAATGTTGATAACTATACTGTACTGTACAAAAAAAATGGGGATAACAAACTAAATAATTGTTTGTATAAAATTAAAGATTCGTAGGTGTAGTATGTATAATCACTAAGCGATGTGAATATACCTTTATATTTTATACTTTATATAATCTTTTATAATACTCACTCACTCACTCACTCATAATATTGTACTTCATTCGTAGTACAAAAAAATATATTGATAGTTACGATATTGTCTTTTCACCAAGTTGGGAGAAACACAATAATTTTGCATTTAGGAATAAAATGTTTGTATAAAATATAATATAATATATTAATGAAAACAACTAGAAACGTATCGAGTGAAAGACGCAAAACTTACCGACGACGTGGCAAAATGTCAGCGTGTAAAGGAAAAAGGGCATACGTTTGCGTTACAAAACCAGGATGCAAATACACACGTGGCAAAAAAAGGAAGTTTTGCCGAAAATCAAAAAATACCCCACGTAATTAATATTATTGTACTACTGTTTTTTTAAAGATTTTCTACATTTAGGCTCGCTACACTATGTTTGCAACAACTTGTACAATTATTGCAAACTATATACACGCACTCTTTTTCACCATAGTCACGACTACAATATTCTGGATAATATTGTCTGCAAGACATTCCCAAATTGGGGATAAAATATCTACAACAACGACATTTCCCTTTAATTAAATATGGTACAAAAATTATGTGTTTTTGTAATCGCATCTTACAACAAGGACAATTCATCGTATTAAAAATAAAATTCCCATTCATTCATATTTTATACTGTACTGTACAATTATTACTAATAATATTTTTAATTATAATTATTATTATTATCGGGTTATCTCTTCTAATCATTTTTTTTCATTTCAGAATTTTCAGAATTATGTACACGACATTCCAATTCGCCAAGTCTTGTCTCTAATAATTGAATACGGTCTTGTAAAACATTATATGTCAGTGATATAGGTACAGTTGGTGATTCTTTTTCTACAGTTGGTGCAATAATTAAAACGTCCGTATCACGTTGTGATTGATATTGTTGCAAAAGTTCGTCCATATTTCGGATCACTTCTTCTTCTTCTCCCCCTGCTTCTTGGAACATACTCTGTGCATCAGGTATATCAGGTTTTGCAATCATCATCTCATATTCCCTTTGTCTCTGTTCGAATTCTCGTATAGCACACTCTTCCGATGTTTCAACTACGGTATGTTGACGATGCTGTTGTGTTTTAAGTGTTTGTTGTTGTTGGAACTCTTCTTGTAATGCCAAATCTTGTACATCAGGGATTACTATACCTGTATGGTCATTGTACGATAAATTTTCACTAGTTGGTACTTCTGTTTTTTCTTTTGGCGTTATTCTACTAATAATCTCCACTAATGTTTTCTTATTCAACTCTTGCAATTTCGTATAATCCATATCTTTTATAATCTGACTGTTATAATTTTTTTCTACGGTTTCTTTAAATAATTTTATTTTTACAGCTTCAGAATGATGACAGAAAACGGGAGATTGATTCAATAATCGCCATAATAATTCTTGGTTTTCGTGCGAAATATAACGCGTCATAATATATTTATTGATATATAACTGTACAATCAGTTTTCATATTCATATCCATATTCATATTTTTTTATCGAAAGTAATTGTATGGGTATTCATATCAAAAAACAGAATTATACAACAATGTAAAAAAGTTGAGAATAGTAAAAAAAAACTAAAAAGAAAATTACAGAAGACACCGCATAAAATCTTTTGTGTAGATATACATTTTTTATTGAATTTTATATATTTGTTGTCATTACAATAAATATATTAGTTGTCAGTTTTGTTGTTGGGTATTTTGCGCCGTAGGAGTTGTAAATCAAATCAATCAACAATATTCAGTTTTACTATATATGTACGCGCAGTTAATTCGCTTGCACCAGTTGCTACAACTGTATGTTGGTCACTTGGTGCTTCTAATATTACTTTATAGCTAATCACATCCCCATTCTCAAACGGGACATAATAATAGCCAGGTGTGCTGTTGTATACTGTTGTCTCCAAATCTTGGAAACGACCTATTGCTGTATAATGTAGTTGATTCAACAGTTCACGACATATATTCGTATCGGATGTACTATCGTTAATATATTTCGCGTTATTCAGTTCAGGATCTGTATTTACAAGAGACGTTGAAGTAATATTGGCATTTTCTAGAATAGTCATAATATTAGATGCGACCCCATCGCATTCGCTATTAATATGTTCCACAATCCCATCTTCATTCGTGAATAAATCCGCACCTAAATATGTTCCAAATAATTGTCGCGCAGTATCTCTCAGATAATCTTCTCCAATAGTATCGCCAGCAACATATGCACCATCCCCCGACGTGACAATTGTTCCGTTCTTTGGATTTAATACTGTAGATGCATTTGTAAACGCAACTGAATTCACATAATACTGAATAGATGAACCACTTATGGTCTCTTCCGTTAATTTATAAAAGAATGTATTCTGCATATCTAATTTTGGTACAGTAGTATTCAATGTAATTGTCGCATCACCAGAAATAGACCAATCTCCTGTAATCCCTTCTGCACTTTTAGACGTGGACAAGGACGTATTGAAAGCTGACAATTGAATATTCACTCCCAAATAAAATAATTCGACTGATCCTAGTACAATATCAGCAGAACCTAGTTGAAATTCATCCCCCTTTGCGTGTATTGTAATCTCACCCCCAGTAGTCAATTGCTTCGTATATCCAGTTTCAGAAGTCTTTGTAATTTTCCATTTTACAGAACTTGCGGGACCTTCGGGAATAATGATATAAGTCCCTACATTCAATGGAGTATAAATAGCTGTACCAGAAGTAATTTCACTTGCATCTACTTCACTATTCGATTTAAATACTTTTAATTTCGCATATACTCTTTTTAATCCTGGCAATTGTCCTACATTATCCAATTCAAAGAAATTTTTCAATGCAAATCCACTTGATCCTGATACGTTATCAACCAACTTTTTCATTCGATTGAATGTATACTCACGTTTTTCAGTAGTTGTTGTACCTACAATCGCTGTATCTGTCAAATCAACCGTACCAGCAAATTCCGTAAAACTTGAAACACCACTTTCCGACACCGTTGGAGTGGGAATAGGGATAT